TGTCATTTCCTAGGACATAGTCAATATAGCACTTGTCTGTAAGAATGTCGCGGATTTCTGCGAATTGGTCGGGTGTTTCGATAAGATAGAACATACCTTATCAATGTACAAAAAAATTAGTTATAAACCTAATGTTTCTTGGGCTGTGTTTAAAATATTAAGAATAGGTGTGTTTCTATTATATATTTTAGAAATATGAATAGTATTAATTATTCCGTCTTCTGCTTCAGTTTCATCCATTACTTCTACATAAAGTCCTAATTTGTTTTCTTTAATGTAAAATTTATAAAATCCTATTGTTCTGTGTAGTCCAGTTTGTGTTTCTTCTTGAACAACATTTATTTGGAGTTCTTCTATTGATTGTCCTAATTCATATGAGTAGTACAAATCATCATGGGGTTCAGCTTTATGTATAGCACCCACCATAGGACCTTTAGTAGGATGTATATGATATTCCCCAATATAGGGAGTTCCATCTATATAATATAATTCTCCTGCTTCAGCATATAAATTAGCTCTACCTACTGGGGCATATTCTATAGGATCATTAAATAATAATTCTATATAGGGGAATGGTTTTTTGTATCTATTTAAATTATTTATATTGATTTCTCTTGCACTGATAGATAAATCCCATTTTATTTTTGAAACAATATATAAATTTACATCAAAAGTTTTTTCTCTTTTTTTTATTGAATTATAAGTAGTTTTATCTATTTCAATATAGTAGTTTAGTGAGTTTACTTTTTTAGCAAAATATCTTATATAACTCCCATTAATGTAATCTTGTTCAGAGGGGAGAATCTTTGTAGATATAGGGGATTGATTAGTATTAAGTCTATTATAAATATTAGTTTTTATATTATTGTATACCCCATCATGTACCACTATGTTATTTGAAACAGGAAAATTTTCAGTAGGGAATTGATTAAGAGAATTATTTAAATTAGATAAATTTTGTTCTGAAAGAGATTCTCCATCAGGTATATTCAATAATTCTTCTATCATATTTTCAATTTCAGCTAATTCAGCTAAATCTGTCATGATACTTTTTAACTCTTCTAAAACTTGTAGAATCAATGCTATACTAGCAGCTATTGCTAGTAAAGTTTTTAATAAAGCTAATAAATTAAATTTACGTCTATTATTTTGGGAAGGAATAAGAACTCTACCTGGACTACTTATATCATCACCTTCATAATATTCTCCTTTACTTGTTTGAAGATAAGAACCGTTAAATGATGTACCATCATCATAATAAATAAATTCATTAGGTTTAGATGATTTTATTTTTATTTTATTTTTAGGTCCTAAGTATGCCATGTTACTTTAATAAAGTTATTTGTCCTGTGATAGTAGTGGTCCAATCTTGATTGTCTATAGTTTGTTCTTCACCAAAAACTATAAATACTACATCTGACTTATTATAACTACTGGGTAGTCTTGATTTGTCTAATTTAAATAGATTCCCTATAACTATACCACTTATACCATCTAATTTAATATTGAATTTTAAAGGTATAATACTAGTTATGTCAGGAGTTTTTATTTGGGGGTTATATTGGGATGTATTTACTTTACCTTCTTCTGTAGAAAATACCTCTTCATTTGAAAGTGTAACTAATGAAGTTTTAGAAAAATCATATTGTGATAAATTATTTTTTATTCTGATAATTTCTTTCAAAACTGTACGAGCTTTATTAATTAAAGATGAAGGTATTTCTCCAAAATCTACAAAAGAGTCTCCTGTAAGTTCCCAAGGGGTTGAATTTATGTATAATTCTTGTTGTTGGTTATGTTGTTTAGTTTGTTTTACTAAATCAGTATCAATAATAATAGAGTATTCTTTTCCACTTTCGTTAGTATCTTCTAAATATCCCATTTCTCTAGCTTGGGCGGCTCCATTATCTTTAATTCTTTTATATCCTTTAAGTCTATCTAAATATATTCTTAATTCAATTAAATGATCATTTAATTTAGACACTTCATCTAATAATTTACTAGGGTTATAATGAGATACCTTAATTACAGCATCAGAAAATGTTGTATTTGTTTTTTGTAATTGTAATGCAGCTGCAAATTTATAAAATTTACTTTTAAGTTTAGATTTTCCATTTATACCTGTGTTTGTAATAAATCGGTTTCTTATTCCTTTATTAAAAGCGGCAAAAGTTACTTGATTTAGATCTCCTGGGTTATCAGGATTTTGTGCGGCTATGGCTATTGTTGATGTAAGTGAGGAGGGGATTGTTAAGTCATAATTAAAATCTCTTACAATTGAATTTGTACTTAAAACATTAATTTTAGCTAAATCATCAGATTTAAGGTCAGTTTTTACTTCTAAGTCTACAATTTTACATTTTCTTCCATTATCAAATTCAGTAATTAATTGGAAATTATGGCTATTACCACAAGAGGCATTTACATCATCCCATATTGTTTTTATATATTTTCCAATTGAAAAACTTTCATTTTCAATGTCATTACCATCTTCATCTTTAATATAATATTGAGATTTAAAAACTTTAAATAAATAGGATACATTAAAATAAATGTCTTTAATATTTTTACTACTTTGTAAACTTGTATTTGAACTTGTATCTGTTATTTGAGTACTTCCCTCTACATTAATATCATCAGAAAGGTTTGTTTCTGTTACTGAAAGTGTTTCGTTGTTTTCCTTGAAGTCTTCATATCCTGCCAATTCCTTAATTGCGTTGTATTGATTTCCCATAAACATTTGTTCTCCTGTGTCATGGATATCACCAAATATATCATAAATTTGAGAGGGGAATAAACATATTTTGGGATTAATAGATACATCTAAATTAGTGCAGGTTCCTTCTACTCCATAAGGTTTTTGGATTAGTTTATCTAAAAAATCAGGGTATTTATTTGTATTAAATTCTAGTTCACTTTTTATAAGTTTTGTACGGTTTGTTGTAAATTTACCTGAATCCTTAGTAACAATCTTAATTATAGGTTCACCACTATCATCTTTATCTACACAATTTTCAATAATTTTTGAAAGAATCCCCCAATTTATGTAAAGATCTGCTCCATTTCTATCATAAAAAGGATCTTCATTAAGTATAAAAAGATCTGATTTTTTAACTCCTAATTCTTGTAATGTTATAAGTATCTCTCCAGCTTTTTTAGTTCTTGAAGATCTAGTTTCATTAGAATTATCTGGGTCGGGTTCTATTTCATCTTCAGGTAAATCTGCTCGTAAATCACCATAAGTTATTGCTTCCGCATAATCATTAAGATTAAGTAAAATATCTTCTAAACTATGTTTTGTAGTATCATTATCACTAATAACTCCTCTTAGACTATCTAATATTTCTCCTAAAGCTACTAATTCAGTCATACAAGTAAAACCTCCATCAGGTCTAACTTTATAGTTAAAATTTTTAACTATACCATATAAACCATCATAATTACCTGCATTTTTTATTTTTTTCTCTCTTATTAATCTTTGTAATCCATCTTGGATGTTCAAATCACCTTTATCTCGTTTTATAAAATGATTAGGATCTCCTTCAACATTAAAAAACTGACCATCATCTGAGAGGAAATTCATTCTTGTTTGTTGATCTCCATTATTATCAATAAAAGGTAACCATCCCCATTCTAATAAACAAGGATATCCTGGTCTCATATATAATTGTTCTAAATTACTTAGTTGATTTAAATTATGACATTCAAAATTAACTGTAGCCCCTCTAAGTGAACCATATGCTGTTTTAGTTTTTATATTTACACTTGTAATACCAGGCATAGGAACATAACCAAATCCATCTGAGGGGGAATCATAAGCATTATCAAAACCACCTCTATTTTTTAATGCAAATTCTGGGGAGTTGGTTTCATTGGTAGTTTGTGTGGCTTCTACCGTAGTGGGAGACAGGGTTCCTCCTTGCAATACATTATTCATAGCTAAATTAGAGTTACCATTTACATTTACTCCTGAAGCCATTCTAATAGTACATTGTCTTTGAAGAGAGTAGGTTCTATCATTACTACTAACTTTCTCTTGTCTGATTTTTATTTGGTCTCTGACAAAGGTTTTAAAACTTTCTTTAAATATAGACATTATTGATTTAAATTTTCAAATTGACTTAAAATATTTTGTATATTAGAAGGAATTCTAATTTGTAAACCTGGCTTTATATGGAAACCATCTCTTCTTATTTTGTCAGGATTTGCCTTAGCTATAACCCACCATAAAGAAGAATCCTTATAATATTGGTTTGCTAGTAAATCTAATCTATCACCCAACCCAGTTATTAAATATATGTCTCTTATATTTGGTTTTATTTCTGGATATAAAGTAGTAGTATAATATCTTTTACCTTTATTATTTTTCTGTATGTTGGTATCTTGGTATCTATTAGCCATAATTTATTTATTAAAAATTAGCAAAATCATTAGGATCATTAGGATCAAATCCAAATTCATCCGCTCTTACTCCTCCTTGAGACTGGTCATCTGTTCCTGTTTGTAAAGGGGATACTCCTGGATCTTCTAATGGAATAATAAATCGAGAATCATTAATAGATGTTTGTGGTATAAAGTTGTGTATTGGTGTAAAACTACATTTTACATCTAAAACATGAGGATTTTGATAAACATCTTTATCCATTCCATTTTTAGTGTTATCTAATTTAATTTCCCATGGGTATTCTTTAGACCAAGATAAAGCTATAGTACTAAAAAATCCAGGAACATTATCTAATAAATCTCCTATAGTAGCTTTTATAAAAGTACCTCTCATTCGTCCTGAATTGTCATCATCTATATTACTATAAGTGGGTGCTGTAGTACTAACCAGATAGTTTAATTTTTTATATAAGGGTATAATTTCACTTCGTGTTTGGGCAGCAATTTTAAAACTAAAATCTATACTTCTTTTAAAAGATTTGTAAGTGTAAAAAGGTTCTGCTCTACCTGCATAATTAAATTCATTCCAATCACCATTATAGTTATCTCCAAAAGATTCTAAAAATGCTCTAAATTGGATTCTGCTAGTTTTTCGTCCTTTTACATCATCAGTATAAACATCAAAATAAAATTTAATAAAATCTTTTAAAGTAGGGTCTTCTGAGGGTAGATTATTATCATAATCATATTCTATAGTATTAGATGAATTAATTTTATCTATAGCAGCCTTTATTACTTGGTTATAAGCTAAATCTCTTTTTTTAGTAAGTCTAAGACCACCATCACCCGTTAAAACTCCTGGATTACCCATAGACATATTAGATTCTCTTATAGCATTTTCTTTGTCACCAAAAAGAGACACACCTACCCCTCTTTCGGAGTTTAAAGTATCAGGGGTACTAAAAGGTAAATATCCTTCTTCAGTGTTTAGAGTTAATGTATACTCATTATCTAAATCACCGTTTAAGTCACCTCTAAATTTAGTATTAATTTTTGAATTTTGAAATTTTCGTATAGTAGTTCTTCCTATACCTAATAAACTATTAGGGCCATGTTTATATTCATATAATATACTATCCGAAAGGCCTAATACGTTTTTAGTTGTGTCTACTACAAAACCTACTAATTTTTTACCAAAAGAGAATTTTACATTTTTGGGTGCAAATGATTGAAGGGGTTTACTATTATCTACTATATGTTCTCCCCTCAATGCATTTAGTCTATCTGTAATTTTAGCTACTGCCTCATAATTAGATTTAGGGTTATTAATGGCATTAATAGGTAGAAATCCTGATTTATCAAAATGTAACCCTAAATGGTTATTTGCAATTTGTTTAGTTGTGTTAGTTCCTAAAGGGTTATAGGTTCTATTAGCATTGTTATAAAGTAAAGGTCCCCCATTATCCAATAAGCCCCCTAATGCATCAAAGAGTGATTGTCCTTTTTCTATAAATTTAGCATCTGATACTATTTTGGGGTTCATTAACTGTAATCCGGTCTGCTTGATCCTAAATGCCCTACCTTTATTAGTTTCAAATAATTTTTTAATTCTTTTTTTATCTGTTTGGGCTCTATTAGTAGCAAATGAAATTCCTCCTCTTGGTATATTAAAAGTATCAAGGAGAGATTGTTCTTCAGATATAGTAGATTGAATTTCTTTAGTTATAAAGGGTTCTTCACTAAAACCATTATTAGGTCTATCAAATGTTCTGCCTTGACCAAATTTAAAGGATTTATTTTTAAATAAACCTTGGGGATTGTCAAATAAAGAGGTAGAATAACCTGAATCGTAATTCTCATGGAAAGGGTGAGAGTCAGTTAAACCAGCAGTTATACCTGCTTCTAAATTTGTTAATAATTGTTTTAGTCCCATATTTTAATAAAATCCATCTGTGGGTCCGTTTTCTCTATACTGACCCTTATTAGGAAGGCCACCATTTAAATCATATACTCCCCCATTGATCCCCTCTACTCCTTTAGGAGATAAAGCGGGTGAAAGATTACCACCATAGGTATATTGATTTTCTAATAAATGAATATGTAAATCTTCCCCATTAACTTGTTTTCCTTGACCCTTTTGGGGGTTATTTAACCCATGAAAATAACCATTAGCTCCATCTATTCCATTTAAATCTTGAAAATTAGTGTCTTTGGGAACCGGTCCTGCTTTACCCGATTGATTACCATGTTGGTAATTATATATTTCTACTAATGAATCAGGATTGTGAATAGGAGAATCTTTCCCCATATCAAACGCCCCTGCAAGACCCTTTGAATTTAAAGTTTCCATATTACCTACTGGTTGATCTCCTGGTACTAAATCTAATCGTGATGTTAAGTCTTTTAATCCCATAATATTTTTTATTTATACATATTAAGCTATTACTGTTGATATTGAATTTAGTTCAGTTGTATTTAAATTAACTCTAATTGATCGAGCTGCTAGTGAAACTATTTCAGCGTCTGAACGACGATTATTATTACCTCCTAAATCTGTACCTGCTACTAAAGCATCTTGGGAATTTAATTTAAATCTACCTGCGGGTCCGGTTACATGAGTAGCTCCACCTGGTGGTATTGCTAAATCATCAACTGATTTTGTTTGAGATCTTACCATTGCAGCTGCTGCTATACCTATTCCTGCTCCTACTAACGCATAGGCGGGGTTTTTAAATGCAGCTGTGAGTGCTGCCGCTATGGCTGTTCTTTGGGTATATATAGAAACAGCTAACATTGCTGCCTTCATTCCTATAAATGCCCCTAATACTAAATCCGCATTTTTAACTAGAAAATCAAATCCTTTAAAAATAAAGCCCATATTAGATGCTATTGACACAAAAGCTGATTGAACTTTTAATAATAATTGTGCAAATTGTTTTTCAATGTCTAATTGTTCTAACCTAGCTAAAGTTTCTTGATCACCTTCTTCTCTTGCTTTTTCTTTTAATTCAGTAATAGATGCTTGATTAAATAATTGATCTGATAATTGATCTGATGTCATACCAACTGATTTAGCTATTGCATCTTGCTGTAAAACATTTAATTTACTAAATTCATAAAAATCACCAACATTAGCTGCAATTTCTTTAGTTAATCCTTCATAATCACCTGTTAGAGCAAATAAACGAGCTTGTTCTAAATTTAATTGTCGGCCTGTTAGTAATTCTGCTTCTAATTCTGCTTCAATATTACTTTGAAAATCTAATAATGCTTTACTAGAACCTGCAATAGATTCTAATTCAAATCCTAATTCTTTAGCTACAGAAACTGCTCTAGTTAATTCTTCAACATTACCACCTAATTGAGCTCTAACTTGACCACTTAATTGGTTAGCTTTATCTATTACTTCAGCAATATTTAATCTAGTACCAAATTCAGCTTCAGCATTTTTTACAACTTTTATTTGTGATAGTACTAAACCTTCTACTGATTTACCTGTTTGGATTGATCTTTTAGCTAAATTAGCTTGGGATTTTTCTGATAAACCTAAAGATAAGGCAAATCTTCCTACATCTTCTGCTTGTTTAGCTACTAATTTAGTACCAACTCCTAAACTAGAATTAATAAGACCAACAGCTTTAGCTGTTTGGGCAAAAGAAACATTTAAATTTTTACTAAAAGTAGCACTTTTAGCTAATTGGTTAGTTAATTTAAGACTTTCACCTACACTAAGACCTAAAGATTTCTGAAACGAAGTTTGAGCTTTACTAGTATCTGACACATAACCCCTTATTTCTGAAGCTAATGCAGATAATTGTTGACTAGATTTGATACTTTTCTTTTTAGTATCATTTATCTTTTCTTCAGAATTATTTATTTTTTTATTTTCTTCTTCAGCTTCAGCCATAATATGGTTTTGTTATAAATATTAGAAAAAAAAAGATGTCTTACGACACCTTTAAATATTATAAGTAGCTGAGGGGTTTATGTTAGGTTTTGAAATATTACTACTTGGAGGGCTACTTTGGGATTTTTTCATAGCCTTATCTTGTTCTTTAAAGTGTTGGTTTATTAACCCAATGTGGTATCTTCTTAACCAAATGGGCATGTCATACACTTCAGAATAAATAAAACCGCCCCCACCATGAAATACTAAATCATGTATTTCTCTAAAAATTTGGTTTCTATACTCCGGCATCAGGCCAAAAAAAGGTAGCTCCTATAGGAATAGGTACCTCCTCAACCACGTTTCCATCTGGTCCTTCATAGTCAAACATTAGTTTAACGTCAGGCATTAATTCTTTTACATAATCTCTAAATGGTTTAGAATCACGTGCTAACAGTTGATTATCTACAAATTCTCTAATTGTTTTTTGTTCGTAATCACCATTAACTGATAAAATAGTATATTTTAATCTTGTAGTTAAAAATTTGTTTCCTTGCCCTAATTTTTCTAATCCCTTTAATTCTTTTTCCATAGTAGTTTCATCACCATGGGTTAAAAGTTTGAAAGTAAGTTTTATTTTAGAAATAGGAAGAGTAAATTCAAATTCGTTTTTACCATTTATAATTTTAGAAGGATCTAATTCTTTATCCTCTATTTCGGTTAAATCAACTTCTGCTAAGTCTTCCTTTCCTGTAATTGGGTTAAGAAAATTAAATTTATAATCTTTACCATAACCCAAAATACGTGAAGCAATTAATATAGCATTTTTATCACCTACTAATAGATCATTATAATTTATAGGTGTTATAATCAATGCTTGTAATAATTTATCTATTACTGTGCCATTTTGGATTAAATTTTGATTCGTTAAGATATCTTCTTCACGAGCAGTCATATATTTCATTTCAATTTCGCCTTTTCTTAGGGGACTGTCTTCTGGATAAAGTAAACCTTTAGAGGGTAATGTAACCATTTCTGAGGGAAACTTGTAACTTGTTTGTTCCATAACTTATTTTTATTTTATTCAGATATACATATATAGGAAAAAGAGAGGACGTCATAAAATGACGTCCAACCTCGCAACTTCGGGAGAGAAGTATATTAGAAATTTAGAATAGCGTAATCCATTCTTATAGTAAGTGTAATGTCTGAGGGATCAGATGACGACCAATCTGCATCCCCAAAATTAGCTGCATGGCAATATGCGCCTTTTAAAATCCATTCTTCAACTACATCACCTACAGGTCCTAATGAGTTAAATCTAATGTCTTTTTTATAAAAATCAGAATAACCATCTCTACCTGTAACTGACTCATGTGACAAACGAACCCATTCCATTACTGCTTGTGCACCTGAAGGTGTAACGGGGTCATATAATGTACATTGTACATCTTCCCAATTGGCTTTACCTTTAATTTTTCTTTTCACGTTAATGTGATCAAGAACTACATCTGAAAATGTTATATTTGGTTTATTTGTTTGTTTTACTAGAAAAGCAGGTATCCCATCTATAAACATTACAAACCTATTTTTCAGTTTCGGCTCAAAAGCCGTGTACATCATTTCGTTTGTGTTTAATATTGCCATCGTTTTTTATTTTATTATAAATATATAATTTTTGTTTTTTTATTCACCAAATGTTGCACCTGTTGGGAGAACATTAAAGTCTAATATAATAAATTCAGCTGTTTTAGTTGGTTGTAGATAAATAGCACCCACTAATTGATTTCTGTCTACTACATCTGCTGTGTTATTACTTTCATCCATTTGGACTCTAAACGCATACAGACCCTGATTTTGTTGTACTCCTTCTAAGTATGGATTAACAATATTTAAGAATCTATTACGTGTTGCTGCCGTGTTTTGTTCAAATAATAAAAATTTAGAAGAACTTGCAATGAATTTTTTAACTGTGATTAATAATCTACGTACATTAATTCTGTCTAATGCCGAAGATCTTAACTGAAGTGTTTTCTGACCCCAAATACATGCCCCAACATTAGGGAAATTAGCAATTGGATTAATTCTAGCTTCATATAGTAGATCTCTTTCTGCTTGGTTTAAATTAATAGCTACTCCTTGCACTGCGATTCTACCTCTACTTAAACCTGCGGGTGCAAACCAAGGATGTGAATCTTGATCACTTTTAGCAATAACCCCCGGTACAATTACTGAAGGAGGAGCCCATATTGTAGATTTTTCTCCTTGAACTTGAACCCATGGGTAATATGCAGCAGCGTAGTTAGTGTCTAAGTCTTCAGCTTCGCTTAAAGCTGTGAGTACTGTGCTGTCATATTGGGTTAAATCCATTACATAAAACGCATCTCCCCTTTTTTCTACCATGTTGATAGCAGCATCTGTTACTGGTTGATGTAGTTCTTTTATTATACCAGGTAATGCTAACATATTAATATCATATTCATCCTGATTTGAAAGAATATTTAAAGCTTTATTATATCCTTTAGTTCCTGCTGTACTTGTAGAACTTAAATCAAGGCCAAATACATTACCTGCTACTATATCATCCCCCATTAAAGGTACTACTGTTGGACTAACTCCATCTGAACCTCCTTGGAAAGGGATTGAGAACTTTAAAAAGTCATTAGTAGGACCCGTAGTTCCTGCTACATCTATAGAGGCGCTTAAAGACTTCCCAGCCCACGTTATACTAGCACTTGGGTGGACAAAGTAGTTTTCTACATTAAAATCACCAAATGCGTTATCTTCTGGGGTTTTAGGAGTAGCTCCTATCCAGTTAACATTATCAGTATTTCCTGAGAACTGCCAGCCTAAATATGCTGATTGGTTAAATGAGGGGGTAGTATTATTATTTACAGATTCAGTTTTATATGATGCACTAGGTAAATAACAATTAGTATTACCTAATACAAATCCTTTAATTGTGTCTTTTACCGCTCTAAATCCTTTAGGTGCTAAGTTTGGATCTATTTCTCCATCTTTAACTTGTGAAGTTACTTCAATTCTAACTAATTTGGATAAATTAGGGTAACTTCCTTTTACTACTACTTTATTGTGTTTATTACTATAATAAGCTTGTTTGTCTCCTATTTTTCTAGCAATATAATTATTTGCTGTTGGATCTAACGTACAATTGGTAAACGTTTCAAGAGTATTAGTGTTATTAAAATCATCATCACTGTATTCTCTAATAGCTAAATTAAAGGTTGTATATTGTTTTTCTCCATTAATATTAGCAGGTGTTTTTAGACCATAAATTGATACTTTAAATTTCTGATTTGTATCATCTCCATCAGCTAATGTATGGAGTCTAAATAAACTAGTTGAATTACCCGCGGTATCTAATTGGGAAGTAATATATGGTGTAGTTGCATTATTATACCCTTCAGCATATGAACTTGTAAACTCATTTGCATTAGTATTTTTTACTAATGCTATGTTAGTAGTAGCTACTGTCTGTAATGCGGTTTGTCTTTTTTCAAAATTTAAACGTAAGAAAGCATTAAAATCATAATCTGCCCCATTTTTGCTATTATTAGAAGATCCTAAAGTTCTTATATCTGTTGTAGTTATATAAGCACCTTCAGCATCTGTGGGTAATAAAGAACATGTAATGTTTTTAGGAGTTGCGGCACCTGCTGAACCCGAAAGTGTTAATCCAAATGATTGGGATATTGATACAGGTGAAGTTGTTGTAATTGAGGAATCACCTAATTCTAAACTTTCAGCATTATCAGTATTTTTAGAAGGAAATAATACTGCTAATATTTCACCATGTCCTTCTGTGCCTGCTGAACTTGAAGCCACTAAAGCTACTACTTGTTTATCAGCACCATCAAAGTTATACCCTCCTCCTGCTAATACTCTACATACTGTTACTGATCCTGCAGATCGTATATATTCTTTAACTGTATGGGGTACATAAGTAGTGTCTGTTAAGCCACCAAACAATGATACATACTCTGAAAAGTTTTTTACTACTAAGGGAACAAAAGCGGGACCTTGAGCTGTAGGTCCTACAATAGCTGCTCCTATTGCTGCAACACCAGCTGGTAGGAATGATTGGTCATTTTCTTGTGTGAATACACCGGGGGATACAATAGTTTCTGCCATCTTTATATTATTATAAGCTTATTTACTTAAATTATTCCTATATAAATATAAAAAGGAAGTGTAAACCTTAAAACTAATTGTCTATTAGTGTAATTTTACCTGTGTTTATATCTAGAGTCCCAGTTCCGTATTTATCTGAAAGGGCTTGTGCTATTTCCTCTTCTTGTTGTTGGATATTTACTACTTGGTTTTTTAGTTGGATTTTTTTAATTTCCAAAGTACCCAATTGCATAGTAATTTGCTGAATTTGTTCTTGTAAAGTTTTAATTTGTTGAATTTCTTCAGGAGTAAGTTGTTTTTCCATAACTTTTATTAATTAATTATTATTCTTATATACATATATAACACTTAAAAAGACCCACCATTAATGTTTCCTAAATTTGGGGTAATACCTGTAAAATCGCTTAATGATTGAATTTTCCAATCAAATCTACTTCTTACTAACATCACTCTACATCCATTATCTATTTTAAGTGTATCGTTATAAGAAGTACCATTTACTTCTTGGGTAATAAACGATTCTTTTACTAAATCACCAGTATCTACGGTGATTTCAGTTTTTAATAAGGAGGTTACAGGGGGTTTAGCTAAATAATGACCTGTGTTGTGTCCCGATTCAATAAATATAGTGTGAGCTCTTCCGTTTATAGTGGGGGGTGTAATAGTACCAATAGGATATGAAAAATTATCATCTAATCTAATAAACATAGCTTTAACTTTAGATAAATCTAAGTTATAATATGTTTTACTCCCATATATAACAGGAAATAAAAAGTTATCTTGATTTGAATTAGTTATAGTTATTTCTTTATATTCTAATAAGTCGGTTAGAATTGTATCTTTAGTTGATGAGGGAGGAATTAAACTTAATACAGTGTCTGTAGAGGTGTCAGTAAGTGTGTTTCTAGATGCTATTTTAAA